TTGTTAATGAACTTATGGAAATGTCTCCTGCACTACGTAAAGAAATTCGTAGTATAAAAGACAGCCAAAATGAATCTGTTGTGTATTTTAAAAATGGAAGTACCATTAAGGTGTTTACTGCAAATAAATTTGCAAGAGGTCTACGATCCCATGTCGCTGTACGTGAAGAGTGCATGCAGATTGAACAAGATGTAGATAATTCGGTTATTTCACCATTCCAAACAATTAGGCAAGCTCCCTATATGTTAGAGGCTTGTTATTCTTCTATTGAAGCATTGAAGGAAGACCCTCAAGATGTTTATATAAGTTCATCATGGTTTGATGGTCATTGGGTTTGGGAAAAAATTGTTGATCCTAATTTTAAAGGCATGTTGAATGATAAGAATGTTTGCGTGTTAGCTTTTGATGAAAGTATAACATTAAAACATAATATTAGAACGCAAAAGCAAATGCAGTTAGAAAAACAAAAACAAGATCCTATTACATTTGCAATAGAATTTTTGAATTTGCGTCCAAAACAAAATGCATCGGCATTTTTCACATATGATATTCTTTTAAAAAATCAAGCATTAAAGAGGGTCTTCTATCCAAGAAATAATGACGATGTAAGATTAAAGAACAAGAATAAATATGCCATTCCAAAATTGGATGGTGAAATTAGAGTCGTATCATGTGACTTTGCATTTGTCGCTGGAGATAAAAATGATAATTCTGCTTATTGTTGTATTAGGGCAATTCCAGAAGCTACGACATATTCAAATGGCGATGATGAGTTACAAATAAAACAAGGTTATCGTAGAGAATATTCGTATATAGAAGCACCTAAAGGTGGAGATACAACATTGCAAACAATACGAATTCGAGAAATATTTGACGATTTTGAGGCTGATTATTTTGTAGTTGATGCCAGAAATTCAGGATCTCAAATTGTAATTAATCTTGGAAAAGTTTTATTCGATGAAGAACGCCAAATTGATTATAGTCCAATGAAAGCTATGAATAATGATACATATTCGGGTGTTGTTGCCGACCCAAATGCGAAGGAATGTATTTATACAATAAATGCCACTCAACAATTAAATAGTGATATGGCGTATGCATTTAGGCGAAATTTGCAAGAAGGTAGAATAAATTTTTTAGTTACTCCTACTGTAGCAAAAGATGAAATTCTTTTAAGTAATAAGGATTATACTAATGAATTGGACGTTGATAAACAGTTTGCATATGAAAAACCGTTTTATGAAACTCAAGCATTAATAAGCGAAACCGCTGAATTATTGTATGAAAAAAATCCACAAACTGGTACAATTAAAGTCCATGAAAAAGGTGCAAATACAAAAGACCGTTATGTTGCGGCTGCAATGGGTTCATATTTTATAGACCAATTGGAGATGGATTTGGTTAGTAATTCAAGTGATTATGAATATACAACATTGATTAACTAAAGAAAGGGGCGTTAAATACGGATAATACAACACATACGAGAGATAGACCAGATGAAAATAATGAGTCAAATTCTAAGCAAAAAGCAGACCGTACATATGAATTCAATAGCTATTTTAGTACATTGCCGGTGAACGATTACAGTTCAATATTCGGCTGCAACTTATATACAGAATTTACACCTGAAGAAATACGGTCTATTGTAAAAGACCCAATAGCCAATCATTCACTTACTCGAAAACTTGCAATGTTTGTTTATAATAGCGAAGGTGTAGTTACAAATACCATTGATTATATGGTTGCATTGCCTTGTTTAGATAGAGTGGTGTATGGGAAAAAGCGGAAATTTAGTAAAACAAAGCTTAACAAAAATAAAGACCTAATGCTTTCGACTTTGGAGGCTATTCAGGACAAGCAATTTATTCGTGATGCTCTTTTCACAGATATGAACGAAGGAAATTGTTTTTATTATTTTGAAACGACAAAAAAAGTCAACGATGCTACAAAAGCATTATCTGACTATGATGTTGAAAATATTATAGAACTTTGTGATTTGGGAATAAATGCTTCACTTATTCCCCTGCCTTATGAATATTCAAAAATAGTAGGACGAAAAAATAACAGGAACGTTATTGCTTTTAATTTAAGGTATTTTCTTGAGCAATGTGTTACAAAGGCTGAACGTGACCGTAAGTTAAAGAAATATCCTTCAGAAATTCGCAAAGCATATTCCAACTGGGAAAAAGGTCGATATTCTTCAAATAATTGGATTGTATTAGACAATAAGCATACCATTGCTCACAAAATAAAATGTAAAACGAGCGAGCCTTGGGGACGCCCATTGGCGATTGCTGCAATATCAGATATTTTGTACCAAAATGAATTCGTGGATACAAAAAGAAACGTATTGCGTGAATTAAATAATCGTATTGTTGTTCAGACATTGCCTGAAGGCAAAGATAAAGGTAGTTGTGCATTGACAAAATCTCAACAGCAAGACCAACACGATAAAGTCAAACAAGCAGTTATGACTAAGAATAATCGTGGTGGAACTTCATTTTTTACAGTATCAGCAGGCACAAAGATAGAAACATTAGATGTCGGCACGGCTGATATTTTTGACCAAAAGAATGAAGGCGATTTAACTGATAAAATTGCTATGGATTTAGGTATGGCAGCTCAACTATTGGGTGCATCGTCAACAGGTACTTTTGCAAATGGTCAAAGTAACTTGGAAATGATTAACGCACAATTATATATGTGGATTCAAGAATTGCAAAATGAACTCAATTACGTTATAAATGAAAATATCATAAAAGATAAACGTAATAGAGTTGAAGTGTATTATCTGCCTACTTCATTGGTAAATAGACAACAATTCTTTGAAATGATGAAGGGTTTATATTTACAAGCTTCTGGTTCTATGACTATGCTTGTTTCAAGCACCGGAATTAATCCTGATGTCTATTTTAATATACTCGATGAAGAATATGATAATAAAATATTTGATAAGTATATCCCCCACCTTACAAGTAACAACATTTCTAAAGATGATAATGTGGGTGGTAGACCAAGCGTGGATAATCCTACAAATGAGAATACAATACAATCACAAAGTAACGGAGGAAATAATCTTCCGAGTCCCAGTGACAAAACATAAAACTTAATATCGAAAACGGGTCAACTATTTGTTGGCTTATTTTATTGCAATTTTTTAGGAGGGTTAATAATGGCAGCTTTTGAATTGTCAGAAAAGAAATATAAAAATGGTAGACGAGCTTTTACTGCCGTTTTGTATGAATTGCAACCTCCAGAATGTGTAGTAGATGATGTTGGTACTAAATACAACAAAAATGGCATTACATTTCTTGAAGAATATTGTGCTCCGCAACTTGATAGTATCAAAGATATGAGTGTAACCGTAGAGTTTTTAGATGATGAGAGAACACAAATTAGCGGGCATGGATTAACCGGAATTGAAGATGGTATGCCCGTATTTGATAATGCTACGATTGTTGGACATTTTACAGAGGGATACATTCAAGATATTGAAACTGACGATGGCACTAAAAGAGTTGTTATTGGTAAGGGATATTTAGATGAGATGAGATACCATGCTTTTGTTGAACAACTTGAAACTGATGTAAACAATGGTGTGTCAGTTGAAGGTAGCATTGAAATATATAAGTCAGAAGGTAATGACGGAATTGTATATAAAAATGGTTATTTGGACAAAGGGCGTATTCCCATAGACTTTGTTCATTCAGGATGGTCTATGGTTACATCGGCAGCAGATTCTACTTCTACTCTGATAGAGTTAAATGAAAAGAAACAACAAAAGGAGGAAAACGAAATAATGGATATAAATGAAGTAAAAGAAGCTATTCAATCTACTATATTAGAGCTTAATGATAAAACACAGTCTTATGAAACTAAAATAGCAGAACTGAATACAAAAATTGAAGAAAAAGATGCTGAAATTGCTGAAAAGGACACAAAGATTTCAGAACTTAACGCATCTGTAGAACAAATTCAAGCAACGCTTGATAAACTAAAGCAAGACCACGCAACATATTGGGCTGAAAGAGATATTCTTGAAAGCGAACTTGCTAAAGCAAAAGTGGCTGAAAAGCTTGGTGAATTAGATTCTGCATTTGGTGAATTTAATTCGGATGAAAAGGAAATCGCAAAGGAAGATATTGAAAAGTTAAAAACAGAGATTAATTCTGCTGAAAAGAAAGAAGACCTTGAAAATGTAACTTCAGAAATCAATTCAATCAAGTCTAAGATTTGTATGAATATTGTGGCTCAGCAAAAGAAAGCAGAAAAGAAAGTATCAGAGATTAATTCAAGAAATTCTGAAACAGATGTTGAAGATATATTTTCTGAAGTTTGTACAGAAAACAAAACAGAAGATAAAGACTTAAATATTTTTTAAAATAAGAATTTAAACTCGACAACAGTGTCGGGTCTTTTTAGTTAGGAGGAAAATTAAATGGCAATTAAATTTAGAACGATTGGTCAGATAGAACATGGTGTTTATCCATTTGAAAACGCTGTTGCATCAGTAGATACATTTAATGGTGCTTTTGGTACAGTAACAAGCGGTGCATTTACAGTAGCAAAGAGTGCGTCAAAGGCTATTATGCTTGTCGAGGTTGGTGATGATGCTGGTATGTCTAAGTATGCCGTAGCAAAGAATTCTCAAGTTAGAGTTATAGATTTGGCAAAACTTGATGGACAAGAGATTGAAGTTTATGATTATCCACTACCAGATAAGATTGAAAAAGGCAATAAACTTGTTTCACAAGAAGATGGTTCACTAAAGGTAGATGCAGGTGTATCAAGTACAGCTTTTTATCTTGAAGTAAAAGAATTTATCGGGAACAAAGACGGCGTAGTTGTACTAGTTCACGGTGCAACAGCCTAATTAAATAAATTACAGAGGAGGATCAAATATTATGTCTTATACATTTGAACTAAACAATGAAAGAAAAGACTCTAACAATGTTAGTGGTAAGGTAAATGCTAAGTCACCAGTTGTTGAAATATTCTCAGCAATGGCAAATGGTAAAGATTTGTCACGTTTCGGCAATAAGGCTGACGTTGCTGCGAAATACATAATGGAACTTAATTCAAAAGCTGTAAATGGCGATACAAAGGCTGTTTCAGAATTGAATGAAATCAGACGTTTCGCAATGGAGCCGGTGCTTATGAAGGAAGTTAAGTTACTTTCAATCTATGGTAACTATAAGAATATCGGTTACAACGAATCATGCGAAGTTGAAGTTCCTGATTTTGCAAATATAGATGCTAAAATGCAAGCCGCTGGACAGGACGTTACATTCCCTGTTATCAAAAAGAAACGTGTGCCTGTTGCTACAACAACAATTTCTGGTGGTTATGCAGTAGATTATAGAAAGGCTGCTTTGGGCGATATGAGTGATGAAAATGAACTTCAAGAACAAGTTCGTGTTCAAATCAGAAATAAAGCTGCAAAGTATGTTGTTGAAACAATTTATAATGCAATCAAGAATGCCAAAGGAGTTAAATACTTTATTGAAGATTCTGGTCTTACAAAGACAGACGTAGATAAAGTTATTTCAGACGTAAGACGTTTTGGTAAACCAACAATTTCAGGCGATTATGCCCTAATTTCACAGTTTAACGGTTTTGCTGGTTACACAGGTGTGACACCTACGATTAATGGTATTTCAGAAGCTGTAATGAAGGAAATTCATGATACAGGTCTTATGGGTATGTACAATGGCGCAGTTCTTTCAGAAATCCCTAACCCATATGACATTTCTACGTTGAATGCTGACGGTAAAAACTTTGAAACAGTTCTTCCGACAGGTATTGGTTATGTAATTCCAGCCGGTGCGCAGTCACCTATTTATACAGTAACAAGAGGTGGTCTAACATCATTCTCAGGTAATGATGTTACAACTGGTCAAATTATAAGCAGATTTGATATGGAAATTGGTGCATTGGTAGCTCCGGGTAGAGAGTTTACTGTAGGTATCATTTCTGATACAAACCTTTCACAAATATAAGTTAGTTTGAAGTTTGAGGGACGAGAGAAATCTCGTCTCTTTTAGTCATATGGAGAGAAAAATGAATAATTATTTCTATTGTTATTCAAATAGAATGTATCATTTTATCAAAGTGTTTGATGTTGAATATATTTCAGTTGGGGTTAATAAAAACACCAAAAAGAAGTATTATGTATTCCCTAAATCTGAAAAACTTGACAAAATAATTGCACTCTATAATGAAGTAAAACATTCTATACAATAAATAATAGTTGAAACGGAGGATATAGTTGTAATGGCTAATACAGAAGAAGCAAAAGAAAAGAAAAATGAAATAACCGAGGAAGATACTCGCTTGGATAAAAAGGTTAAAGTCCGCAGTATCGCTCCTTGGATTACAGGTGCACCTCGTGTCACTTCTAAAGGTGATATTAGTATTCCTGCAAATGGAAGTGTTTTGTTGTCACGAGAGGAAGTTATCGCACAAGCACAAAATGGCAATAAACTTTTATCAGGTATAGATAGTCTTGGAAGTCATGCTACTTGGTATATTGAAGATGCGTTTACACGTTCAGAAGTCAGCTTTGATATTGACGATAAAAAGCAGACATTTTTAACGGCAGAAGAAATCAAAAGAATTTTTGAACTTAAAACACCAAAAGCATTTGAAGATAATATTCAAAAGACTGTTGTTACTCGTGCCGAAAAAGCTTATCTTATGGAAACAATTGGAAGTTTGAACCTAAACGATTATAAGAAAATTGCGTTTTGTGAAGATTATACGGGTATTCGACTTTAAGAGGTATAAATAATGGAAGAAGTTACAAACGCTTCTGAAGTAATTGATTTTTTTGAGTCAAGTTTTGCAGACAAAGAAGTTATTCCATTTGAGTTAGAAATAGTGTGGCTTAAAAGAGCCATTAGTCGATATTCAGTAGAATTAGACCCTTTGAAATTCAATGATGCATTTTTGCACTTTGATTCAAAACTTGACGGATATGTTATATCTACTTTAGCTGCCTTTATGAAAGAGTTTTATCAAGAACGTGAAGTTTCTAAAGTGAATAAAAGAGTTAGTATAGTCGGCAAAGATATTTCGATTGGGGCTTCTGATAATGCGAAAAAATATGTTGAAGACGAATATAAAGCTAATCAAGAAAATTCAAGAGGTATGGTTGAAAATCAAAAGCCAACAGCTTTTATATAGGGGGAATTAGATGGCACAAGAATGGTATTTAATGTCCTCGCATACTCGACCAAATAGTCTTGGTGGATTTGAAAATGATTCTTTTAATGATTTTAAAGATGATGCTTTTGACGAGGCTCTAATGACGGATATAGCAACAACTGTTACGTTATATAATTATGATTTATCGCAATCTGTTGAAACACGTTGTATTGTTCAAGGAAATATTTCCGACTCACAAGATAAGTCTGCTATGAGAACTGTATTGTTTAAACGTGGCACTATAAAAACAGGAATGTATGTCTATTTTGAAAATCGTTATTGGCTTGTCGATGGATACCCTGGTAACAATGGTATATTTGAAAAGGCAACTATGGTGTTATGTCAATACAAATTACGTTGGCAAAATGCTGCCGGTGAAATTATTGAGCGTTGGTGCAACGAAACATCGGCTTCTAAATATGGAGTTGGCGAAGATAGAAATAACGTTATTTTATTAGCCGATAATACATTTTTATTGAAATTGCCAAATGATGCAGAAACACTTGAATTAGACGATAAACGTGTTTTTATAGACAAACATAAAACAAATCCTACTAAAGTGTTTAGAATCACGAAAAGTAATGACGTTTTATATGACTTTGGCGAAGAACATGGCGGTATCTTTAGTTTTATCGCTGATAAGACTGAATTTAATCCTACGACTGACAATCAAGAATTGAGAGTTTGCGACTACAAAGACATCCACAAGACAACGACTTCTATTAATGAAATGGTGGTTTCAATCATCGGTAAAGAAAGATTACAAGTCGGATATCCGAGAACGTACTCTGTAACTTTTACTGATAAACAAGGGAATGCAATAGATGATATCTCTTTTGCATGGAATGTTTTAAGTGATTTTGATGTAGAGCAGTCGGTCAAGGACAATTCAATTACAGTAAATATTCAAGATGATGATTTGGTAGGGCAATCATTCTCGATTCAAGTTTTAGTGAATGGTTCAGTGATTACTTCCAAAGAGATTTCTATTGTAGAAGATTTTTAGGAGGTGACATATGGGCAAATCAAGAAGTTATGAAATAATTGAATTTCGAAAGCTGATAATGAATCAAATTGTGCAGTCAAAAGAACTTGTAAAACTACTCGGCGAAGAAAATTCAGAATATCCTGAAGATACAATACCTTATACAAGAGTGTTCCCTCATGAATATATTCCTGATAAAATTCTTGAAACGGATAGATTTATTAATTTTGAAATCAGTGCGGCTTTAGACCAAACCAATAGAACATTTAAGAATTTAACAATATATTTCTTTGTTGTTTGTCATCAAGACGTTATACGATATGTTGAAAATGGCAGACAATATCTTTGGTATGACAAAGTTGTTTGTGAATTGGATAATATTTTTTGTGAAAATAATATCCTAGGTGTCGGTAAAACTGTTTTAGTTGACAATCTCCCCTACTGTCCTCAACAAAAGTTTAAAGGAAGGATTGTAAGGTTCACTGTTAAAGACTTTACAAATGGGTTGAAGTATGGTAAATAAAACAAGTTTACTTAAATCAAACGAAGTACATATCAAAGACGGTCTTAACCTCTATATTCCTACAGTTGGCGAAGTTTTACATAATGAACAAGGATATTATTCTTTAGCTACATCTTTAACCGCATCTCCTAAAAGCTTTATGGTTCAATTAGACGATGCAGGAAAAGATTATACTACTATAAGTGAATGGGATTTATTTTGTATGTTATTTCAACAATTGTCTGAACAAGCAAGAATGTTGGTTCTTCACAAACTAACTATGGAAAGAATTCAGGAGCAATTTGATGAAAATAGCCAAGAATACCGAAAGTGTCAAGAAGGCATGAAAAAATATGATAATCAATTATCCGACTTGTGTACCGACTTAATATTTGGTAATACTGACATTGCGGGATTTGAACTTCGTGAAGAAGAAGGCAAAAAATATTTTTATAATGTAACAACAGATTTGACAATTACTGAAGAAGATTATAAAGAGATTGCTGATGTTATCAGAAAAATCAATTTATTTCAACATGATAAAAGTAAACCAGGAAATGAACATGCAAAAAAATATTTGCTAGAAAAAGAAAGAAGGAAATTGAGACGTAAAAGAAAACAGCCTTATGTTCCCTATCTTGAAAATTTAGTCGTTTCCTTGGTTAATACTGCCGAATTTCCTTATAACTATGAGGAATGTATGAATTTATCTTTGTATAAGTTCAATCAAAGTTTTAAGCAGATTCGACATAAAATAGACTATGATAAAACAATGATTGGTGTCTATGCAGGCACGGTCAATGCATCCAAGATGAATACACAAGATTTGTCTTGGTTTCAAGTAAGTAAATAGCATCTTAACGGTATTTCCGTTAAGGTCTTTTTTTTATGCAAAAATTTAATTTAAAGGAGGATAAAATTATGAATTTGGATAAGTTTACTATCGTATCATATGACCAAATTGCAGGTTTTGATAGACAGGCTGGTATGTTGGCTTTGGTTATGGATGAGATTAATGACTTTACACTTTCTCAAGAAGAAGAAAAGAATGATATCACTGGTAAGGGTGGTAGAGTTATTGGTTCTCAGAAAAAGAACAAGAAGGTTACTGGTAAAGGTACTAATGGTATGCTTTCTGGTGGTGCTCTTGCTGCTCAACTTGGAGCTGATATCGAAGATGGTGATCAAATTGTAAAATGGACTGATGTTATTACTGTTACAGCCAATAAAGGTAATACTTCGAAAAAAGCCGAGGGTACAGTTGGTAACGAAATTGGTTATATTTACATAAGAAATAAGGATCAAGAGTATATTTCTGGTGGCAAGAGACTTACACAGACTTCTGGCACTCCTGCGACAGGACAGTTCTCATACAATCCTGACACAAATGAA